GTCGGTGAAGTCCCAGTGCCTTACCGTGGTCGTCAGATTTTTGTTGCTGGTGATCGCACATATGATGCTTGGACTGTTACTGTATTCAGTGATACTGCATGGGAACTGAGAAGTTCCTTTGAATATTGGAGTGATATCATTGCAAAGGGGAACCAGTGGGCTACTGGTGCTCTAGATCCTACTGAATATTATGCTATTGGTATAGTGGAACAGATGGACCGAGTGGGTACCGCAAGGGCTACATATAAATTAATTGATGTCTGGCCGACTACGGTTGATCCAATTGATCTTGCTTATGACACTAATGACGCCGTAATGGAGTTTAGTGTTACTTTGCGATTCAACTATATAGAAATGGGTTGAGGTATTGAAAGCTTAGTTTGAAATAATGTTTTATATTATGTATAAATAGTTATGTTATGGCAGAACTATTTGGATTTGAGATAAAGAAAAAGAAGGAGACGGGCGGCAAGGCGCAAAGCTTTGTCGCCCCATCCGACGAGGAAGGTACACTAGATATTGCTGGTGGTGCCGGGTTTTTTAGTCAGTACCTAAACCTGGATAAAGCAGCAAAGAATGACTGGGACCTGATTCGTAAATATCGTTCAACAGCTGAAGCACCTGAGTGTGATCAGGCGTTGGAAGATATTGTATGCGAGGCTATCACTTCAGACGAAACAGATACCTCAGTAAAAATTAATTTGGACCTAGTCCATTTATCATCCTCTGTAAAGAAAAAAGTCATTGCAGAGTTTGATGAGATTTTGCGGCTTTTGGAATGGAAAGATAAAGCACACGAAATCTTTAGACGGTGGTATATTGACGGACGTATCTATTATCATAAGTTAGTAGAACAAAATTCCGCTCGAAAAGGCATCACCGAAGTCCGTTACATTGATCCTAAATTTATTAAAAAGGTTCGTGTAATTGAAAAGGACAAAGGTACAAATAATAAGGATGGTATTGAGCTTGTTAAATCAGTTCAAGAATTTTACTTATTTAATGAAGGTGGTGTGTATCCTGGTCTTACAGGAATACAAACACAGATAAAAAATTCCCAAGGGTTGAAGATTGCTCCTGACAGTGTAACTTTTGTCACCTCAGGCATTTACAATCCTACAACAAAACAGGTGTATGGTCATTTACATAAGGCCATCAAGCCTGTAAATCAATTACGAATGATGGAAGATGCGTTAGTTATCTATCGTATCAGTCGTGCTCCAGAAAGACGTATCTTTTATATTGATGTGGGTAATCTACCCAAACCTAAAGCAGAATCTTATTTGAAAGATGTAATGAGTCGTTATCGTAATAAGGTTGTGTATGATGGTGCTACTGGTGAAGTCAAAGATGACCGTAACCAAATGTCAATGTTAGAGGACTTCTGGTTGCCACGTAGAGAAGGTGGTAGAGGTACAGAAATCACAACACTACCTGGCGGCACAAATCTCGGAGAAATGGAAGACGTAAACTATTTCAAAGAGAAACTTTATCGTTCACTAAACATCCCCGCTTCTCGTTTGATTACAGATACAGGCTTTAATATGGGCCGGTCAGCTGAAATCACAAGAGATGAAGTGAAGTTTGCTAAATTTGTTCAGAAGTTGAGAAAAAGATTTAGTAAAATCTTCCAAGATATGCTCAAGACTCAATTGGTATTGAAGGGTATCATAACGATAGATGATTGGGATAAGATAAAAGAAAAAGTTGTTTATGATTTCTATGATGATAACCATTTCTATGAGTTAAAAGATGCTGAGATACTGAAAGAGCGTGTAGAGCAATTGCAGTTGATGAGTGAATATATCGGTACTTATTATTCTGTTCAATGGATTAGAAAGAATGTCTTGAAGCAGACCGATGAAGAAATGGAAGAGATTGATAATCAGATTGATAATGAAAAATCTGAAGGTGGAATAGATCCAGAAGCCGGTATTGGTATGGGTGGTCCTGAAGGTGGATTTGGTGATCCAACTAGAGGCGTAGAACAGGAACCTGAATACCCACCTGAGCAGGGTGGAATGCCACCTGATGCGGATGAGCCCGAAAATAAGGGTAAGCCGGAATCACAAAACCTATAAATAGTAACAAGGAAATAAATATTATGGCTAAAACAACAAAGGACATGATAGGTTCTATCATTGACGGTGACCTTGCTCGGGCTAATAAAGAGTTTGACGAGATATTAGCAGCTAAACGTGCATCAGAATGGGAAGGGATTAAACAAGATTTCGCCCGTACAGCATTTGATGAAGTAACTCCAGAAGTTACACATGAGCCCGTAGATACTGGAATAACAGGAGAACCAGAGGAAGAAAAATGAAACTAATATCAGAACACATGGGTTTTGTTGAGTATATTACCGAAGATGATAAGACCGGTAAAAAGAATTATAAAATCCGCGGTGTCTTTATGCAAGCTGATATAAAAAACCGTAATAATCGGATGTATCCTGGGGAAATTTTAGAGAAAGAAGTAAAGAGATACAACAAAGAGTACATTCAACAGAATCGTGCTTTTGGTGAGTTAGGTCATCCTGATGGACCTACGGTGAATCTTGAAAGGGTGTCACATATGATTACAGACCTTTATCCAGATGGAAAGAATTTCATCGGTGAGGCTAAAATCCTAGACACTCCTTATGGCAAGATTGTAAAGAATCTCATAGATGAAGGTGCCAAGCTTGGTGTTTCATCTAGAGGTATGGGTTCATTAGAACCAAGACGAGATATGCACGTTGTCAAAGATGATTTTTATCTAGCAACTGCGGCCGATATTGTTGCAGATCCTTCTGCACCATCTGCTTTTGTAGAAGGTATTATGGAAGGAAAAGAATGGGTTTGGAATAATGGCGTAGTAAGAGAGGTTGATATTGCTGAATATCGTAAAGATTTGAGTAAAAAGACTAAAGACCGAGAAGAAAAACACATAAAAGTGTTTGAAAACTTCATGTCTAAACTCTGAAAATAATAAATAACTAATACAGTATAATAACAAATACAGGGAGTTATCCAACAATGACAGATATCAACACAGAGTTAGAAGCTATCGCCGCAGAAGAATTAGGTGACGAGCAACTGACCGAAGTAGCTGCAGACGAGCCCAAGAAAGGTGCTGCCGCCGCCATGCCGCCTGAGAAGGTGGAAGGTGAGCGTCAGGATATGGGTCCTGCCGTTGTTTCTCCTGATGCCAAATCTGATCCTGGTAAAGAAGCTTCAAAAAAGGCGAAGAAGTCTCCTGACTTGCCCGATAAGGGTAAGCCATCAGACGCTTCTCCGTCAGCTATGGGTGACGGAAGTGGTCCTATGAAATCAGGTGCTCGCGAAGAAGTAGAGTATGATGAGGACGCAGAAGTCGAAGCTATCGCTGAAGAAGAAGATACCCAAGATGAAATGGTAGAAGGGGAAACGATTGAAGATCGTGTTTCTGCTATGGATCTTTCTGATGATGTTAATGCTCTGACAGAAGGGGAAGACCTTTCGGAAGAGTTTAAAGAGAAAGCCGCAACAATTTTTGAAGCAGCTATCAAAGCTAAACTCCAAGCAGAGATTGAACATCTTGACGAAATATACCAAGCACAATTTGATAAGGAACTTGAAGAAGCCGAATCTGCAATCGCAGAGAAGGTAGATTCATACCTTTCATATGTAGTAGAAGAATGGATGAAGAAGAACGAAATCGCTCTAGAGCATAAGCTCAAGACAGAAATCGCTGAAAGCTTTATCAAAGGTCTCAAGACCCTCTTTGAAGAGCATAATGTTGCTATTCCCGATGAACAGTTTGACGTTCTAGACGCAGCCGCCGATCAGGTGAATGAACTAGAAGCTAAGTTGAATGAAACCATCGAAAGTAATATGGCTTTTTTACAGGAAGTTAATTCCTTAAAGAGAAATGAGATCCTTCTTGATGTTGCTTCTGATCTAGCAGATACAGAAGTAGAGAAGTTTGCTGAACTTGCGGGAACTGTTGATTACGAGAACGAGGAAGATTTTCGTCAGAAAGTCGATACGATCAAAGAATCATATTTTCCAAAAGAAAAATCAGCAACCAATAATGATACAGCCGAAGTAGATACGACAGAAGATGTGGACGTGTCCGACACAATGGCTGCTTATTTGTCTGCTATCACACGCACTGGAAAGCGCGCCGTGGCAGCACCCAAAGTTTAACACATAATAGGGAGAAAATAACAAATGTTTCAAACGGAACACCTACAGGAAAAGTGGCAGCCAGTACTTGAGCATCCTGAACTCCCAGAGATTAAAGATGCTTACCGTCGGGCCGTTACTACACTAATCCTGGAAAACCAAGAGCGAGCTATGAGAGAAGATGGCGAATTTCTCAAAGAAGCTGCTCCTACAAACGCAACCGGTGCGTCAGTTGCAAATTGGGATCCGATCCTAATTTCGCTAGTCCGTCGTGCCATGCCTTCACTTATCGCTTATGACGTATGTGGCGTTCAGCCAATGACAGGTCCTACAGGACTTATCTTTGCAATGAAAGCTCGTTATACTTCACAAGCTGGTGATGAGGCACTATTCAACGAAGCTGATACTGACTTTTCTGGTGACGGGACTCATGTGGGTTCTGATGTACTAAAAGTTATGTCTAATGCAAACTATCGTGCTGGCACGGCCATGACCACAGCAGCTGCTGAAGCTCTGGGCGATTCCGCCTCAAATGCTTTCGCAGAGATGGCATTCAGTATTGAGAAAGCAACCGTGACTGCAAAGTCCCGTGCTCTCAAAGCTGAATACACGATGGAACTTGCTCAGGACTTGAAAGCCATTCATGGTTTGGACGCAGAAACAGAACTTGCTAATATTCTAAGTTCTGAAATTCTTGCTGAAATCAACCGTGAAGTAGTCCGTACAATCTATGTCAATTCAAAACAGGGTGCAGCTCAGAACACGACTACATCCGGTATCTTTGACCTAGACACAGACTCCAACGGCCGATGGTCAGTTGAGAAATTTAAAGGTCTTATGTTCTCTATCGAGCGTGATGCCAACGTAATTGCACGTGATACTCGTCGTGGTAAAGGTAATATTATCCTTTGCTCCGCTGATGTTGCTTCTGCTCTTTCGATGGCCGGCTTGCTTGATTATACATCTGGTCTTTCTGACAGTCTTACAGTAGACTCCACAGGCAACACATTCGCTGGTACATTGAATGGTCGCTTCAAAGTCTATGTCGATCCGTATACAAATATGGGCGTACCTTATACAGGTTCTGGCGCGAGTGAGTTCCAGTACTATGTTGTTGGTTATAAGGGCTCGTCTCCATATGATGCTGGTTTATTCTATTGCCCGTATGTGCCGTTGCAGATGGTGCGTGCCGTTGGTGAGAATAGCTTCCAGCCGAAGATTGGCTTTAAGACTCGTTATGGTATGCAGGTTAATCCTTTCGCACAAGCCGCCGCTGCTACAGATGGTGCTGGTGCTCGGGACTCCAACGTGTACTACCGTCGCGTTCAGATTGCTAACCTTATGTAAGAGAAGTCTTACTACAAAAAACATTCGCCATAATAATATTATAAAGAATGTGATTTTTGGACCCCAACCTCCACCGCGGTTGGGGTTTTTTATTATAAAAATGCTT